CACCGCAACGGTAGGCGAGGCCTGGCACGTCGGCCTGTATGGCTCGGACGGTAAGATCAACGCGACCAAGTTCGATTCCCTCCCCGAGCACCTGAAGCCCCACAAAGACCTGTTTGCCCGTTATCAAACGGTGGAGGCACTGATGGGCGGCTTGGCGAACATGTCCAGTCTGGCCGGGAAGAAGGCGCTGGCACCACTCCCGGAGAATGCCAGCCCGGAGGCCAAGGCGGAGCGGTCCAAGTTGCTGGCCCAAATCAACAACGTCCCCGAGAAACCGGAAGGCTACGGCTTCAAGCGGCCGGACAACGTCCCGGAAGCCCAATGGAATCAGGGGTATGTCGATGGCATTGCCGGGATCCTGCACAAGCACGCAATCAGCCCGGCGGCCGCCAAGGAGTTGATGGACTTCGATCTGGCTCAGGCCGGTCAACTCAACGCTGGATCCAAAGTGGCGCAGGAGAAGGCGCAAGCCGAGTACGCCACGGCCCAGAATAAGGCCTTGGATGAAGCCTTTGGTGCGGAGCGCTCGAAGCACATTGATCTGGCAGTCCGTGCAATCAAGACGGCCGGCCTCGATCCCAATGACGCGATGTTCTCCGATGCCAAGGCGGTGATGCTGGCGGCCAAGTTCGGCGCCATGATAAGCGAGGACCGGCTAATCAGCGGAGAAACCAATGCCAATGCGGGCATGGATGACCGGGCCAAGGCGCTGGACATCGTGAACAACCCGGGGAATCCCCTGTTCAAGGCCTACCATGAGGCGGAGCATCCCCAGCACGCCCAGGCCGTTGAAGCGAAGTCCCGCTTAAATCAGGCTTGGCATTCGAAGCAAAAGACCAAATCGTAAGCCCGGCAGTTACATATGGGTTATGGTTGGCCCGCCTCTTGGCACGGAGGCGGGCCTTTTCATGTCTTGACACAAGCCCTTGATGGGGTGCATACCCGATGGCAGAGAGCACGGCGGAGACCTCCCGCAAGGGACACCAACCGGCCTCGGATTCGTCCGAAGCGTTGGCACCGGCTCACCGGAAACCCCTACGCGATGACCAGCACACGCCTGTTTGCGTGGGTTTTCTTCATCCTAATATCCGCCGATCACCGGCATCTCCGTCATGGCAATTCTCACTCAGCTCCCCGAGCACTTCCAAACCGACTTTTCTGACAACTGGGAACACCTGGTTCAACAGAAAGAGTCCCGCCTCGAAAACAAGGTTAAGCGCGTCACCGTCAAAGGCAAAGACCGCACCTTTAGCCAGCTTGGCAAGTCCAAGATGCGCCTGATTACCACCCGTAACGGCGCCACCGTTGCCTCGGACTCCCCGATGGCCAAACGCTGGTTGCGTCCGAAGGGTTACGATGAGGTTACCTGGATCGACCAACTCGACCCAATCGCCCTCGGTGAGCTCCCCGCTCCTGAGTCCGAGCACGTCCAGTCCCATGCCATGGCCGCCAAGCGCACCATGGACGAGGTTATCATCGCCGGTCTGGAAGGCACCGCTTACATCGGTGAGGATGGCACCACTGCCGTGGACGTTCCCGCCACCCAGAAGGTCGCTGTGGATTACGTCGCTTCTGGTGTTGCTGCCAACAGCGGCATGACGCTGGCCAAGTGGACCCGCGCCAAGTACATCCTGGACAAGGCTGAAGTTGATTCTGAGGGTCGCTATTTTGTCCACTCGGCAAAACAGCTGAACGACCTGCTCAACAACGTCACCGAAATCAAGTCCTCGGATTACAACAACGTGAAGGCCCTTGTGGACGGCACGGTGAACCGGTTCCTCGGCTTCGAGTGCGTGATGACTGAGCTCACCACCCTCGATGTTGCGACCGACATCCGCACTTGCATCGCCTATCAGCGCGACGGCATCGCCCTCGGCATCGGCATGGAGAAATCGGTGAAGATCGACATTCTCCCCACCCAGAACCACACGGTCCAGATTCGCACGGTGCTGATGCTCGGCGCCACCCGTCTCGAAGAGGAAAAAGTGGTGCTGGTTTACTGCGACGAGTCCCCGTAAGCGCTGGGACTTTTCCTCACTCAATAACCAAACTAAGAAAGCAATTTTATGCCTACCTTTAGCTCTGACATTTACGCCAAGCAGGCGAATCCCACCTTGGCCAACCGCAACGCAGGCGTCCGTGAAGCGGGCACCCTGATGTTTGCCACCTCGGTTTATACCATGCTCGGCACGGAAGCGGCCGGCGACAAGATCAACATCGTGAAGCTGCCCCAGGGTTGCATCATCGACCCCTCGCACTGCACGGTTGTCACCGATGGCATCGCTGGCACTGCAACGGTTGACGTTGGTGACGATGACGTCGCCGGTGTCGGCGCTGCGGCTGACGTTGACCGTTATGCGGATGGTCTCGACGTGGCAGCGGCCGGTGTTGACCGCTTCGATTCCATCGCTGCGGCGGCCCGCCTGACTCCCTACACTCTCGGCGCGGATAGCATCATCGTGGCGACCTTGGTGACTTTGGTCACCCCGGTGGCTGCTCGTAAACTGGTGTTCCGCATCGGTTACTTGGCCTTCTAAGCTGAAGGCCCGTTGGGTTCTGTTGTTGGCCCGCCTTCGCTCTTGGAGTGGGGGCGGGCTTTTTTATTTAACCAAAAAAGTATTTCTTTATGAATTTGAATTCGAATCAAGTAGTTGGGACCAAGCCCCAAATTATAGGGGGGGAATTGGACGGGAATCCGGGCACCTTCAAGGCGCTTGTGTTAAGTGAAACGGGTGGCATCACCCAGAATGCTCACATCGTTGACTGCTCGTTTACCAAGACCGGCGCGGGGCTGGTGGCTGATGAAGCTGTGCAAGTGGGCGCAACGGGTGCAGGCATGACCGTGGCCCAGGCTTACGGCAATTTGCTGGTGGATACCGGCACAACGGTAAACGCTGAGTTCCTGATGCGCTCGGTGGAGTCGATCAAGGGCGGGCACATTGCACGCGCCAAGGTGATGCTGAGTCAGAAAATCGTGAATCAGCACTTCGGGGTTTATCTCGCTGATTTGATTGGTGAGAACTGCGCGTTTACCACGGATGCAACCGGCCTTCTTATCTCGATCACGTTGCCAACTGGTCACGGGTTCACGGATGCGAACATTGGGCAAAGCTGCTACCTTGGCGGCGGCAGTGGTGCGGCTGCCATTGTGCCGGGCCGTTACGCAATCATCGCGGTGGCTGCCAATGTCGTCACGTTCTCGCCGGTCTTTGCTTGTACTTGGTCACGTTCGACCACCACGGCAACGATCACCTTCCTCGGTGGGAATCCGATCTTCTCCATCGCTGAAGCTGCGACGGTCAGTGCGTCGTCCGACACGCTTGCAATCGTCAACGGTGCGGTATCACTGCTCACGCAATCGTCTGGTGGTATTTCCACCTTCACCTGCTTAAACGCTGGTGCTACTTCGGGCACGTTGACGCTTACCATGAGCGCCAAGGCGTGGACTCCGAGCGCAAGCGGCACGGTGACGGTCTTCGGCTGGAACTGCGTGAGCTTGGTCAAGAACGGCACTTCAGCCACCACGACCAATTGGTTCGACACACAACGGCGTGGATGGGCATCTGGTGCGTCGTCGCATCCGCTTACCACGGATGCCTCGCCCGGTGTCATCGTTCAATTTTCAGGTGACACTACCTCGGAGTTCCTTTGCGATAGCTCGCCGGCCACGGCAACGACGCTTCAGTTCACCTCACGCGCTAGCCGTTTGGAGAGTCTGATTGATGCGCTGACTCCTGTTTACCTGTTTATTCAGGCGTTCAACGGTGTCACGGCTCCCGCATCGACCACTCGCTTAACGGTTGGCAAGTTCTCGATGGAGGAGACGGGTATCAACAAGGTGATTATCGGAGGAGTAACGCAAACCGGCACAGGAAACAGCCAACGTGTGACGCTGGACGGTGGCACCACTGTGGTCACGGTTGCATTGGGCGGCATCGCTGTGGCCGGCACGGCCGCCGAAGGCGCAACTGCATCCGGTAATCCGGTGGCCATTGGCGTTAAGGCGGCAACCGCGATCCAGACGGCCCGCACGGCTGGGCAAATAGTTGCACCGGCTTCTGACAAGATTGGGCGTGTGGTTGGTGCTGCGGAGCAAATCCGAGACCTGAACACGATGGCTCCGATGGTCACGCTCACCAACACCACGGAGACGACCGTTGTTGCGGCAGTCGCCTCGATCTTCAACGACCTCCGCGCACTGCTCATCACTAACACCAGTGCCACTGGCACGCGTGTGGACTTCCGGCATGTGGCCGCTGGCACGGTGGTGTTTTCGGTCTGGGTCCCGGCCACTACCACGTTGCCCGTCACACTTCCCGTCGTCGCCCGTCAGGCTACGGTTAACACGGCATGGACTGCGCAGCTTGGTACGGCGGTGACTGATGTTCGTATCACTGCGTTTGCCATTCAGGTGAACTAATCCCATGAACGAGCCCTTTGAACTGCTGGGGATTGATCCTGAAAATGAGACAACGCATGTTCTCATTCGTGTGAGGTCGGTTGTTTACTTGGTCTATGTCGGCCAGGAACAACTTATGGCAAATCAGGCGGTTGGTTTGGCGGAGTAACTAAAACCCCGTGCCGTAGCGGGTAAACTACGGCATCCAATTTTATGGCCCTCACGAAAACCAACATTTGCAATCAGGCACTCGGCCGGGTCGGGTCGCCTCACGTCTTGGACATCGAGGATGTAAACTCGAAGTCCGCCCGGGTCTGTAAAGAGACCTTCGAGTTAGCGGTGCGCGAGGTGGCGCGGGCTGGGGAGTGGAATTGCCTGAAGAAGCGCGAGGCCCTGTCACGGTTGACTGAGGCGCCGGCCTTTGAGTGGGCGTATCAATTCCAGCTCCCGATCAATTTTATCAGCCTGGTGGAGCTCAATGGGGTAGAAGTGACGGGGAGCCTCGGGGAAACGTGGGAAATCGAAGGGGACAAGCTTCTGACGGATGCGGAAGAGGCCAAGGTCAGGTTCATCGGGTACGATGAGGAGACGCACAAATGGGACGCTCTCTTTGTCAACGCGGTGGTGGTGTTGCTAGCATCGAAGATCGCGCTGCCAATCCGGCAGGATGATGCCCTAGCGCAGGCCCTGCTTTCTGAGTATCAGCGGGTGAGCCTGCCACAGGCCCGGATGAAGGACGGGAACGAGCGGAAGAAGAAGCGCTTCGCCCCGTGGGAGGACTCCCGCTTTGTCCAGGCTCGCCGCTATTCAACGAACGGATAACCAATGGCAAATCCACGAAACAAGAAGAACCTGATGAGCTTCAATGCGGGCGAGCTTTCGCCCAAGTTGGACGCCCGGGTGGACACGGAGAAGTATGCGGCCGGGTGTCGCCAATGCCAGAACATGATCCCGATGCCTCACGGCGGGGTCACGCGGCGAAAGGGGTTTGAGTTTGTGGCGGCCGCCAAGTACGATGCGACCAACAAGCCGGTGCGAATGCTGGATTTCCAGTTCAGCCGGACGGTGTCCTTCATGCTGGAAATGGGAGACCTTTACATCCGGTTTTATTACCAGGGTGCGCAGATTCAGGTGCTCGGTGCTCCCTATGAGGTGGTGAGTCCTTACACGGCCGCCCAATGCGCGGAGATTCAGTATGTCCAAATCAATGACGTGGTTTATATCACGCATCCAAGTCACCCGGTTAAAAAGTTGTCCCGTCTGGCAAATGACAACTGGACGCTGGTAACAGTGGATTTTGATCGGCCGCCTTTCTTGGAGGAAAACCTGACCGCGGTGACCATTGATCCATCCGGCACCACGGGGACGATCACCTTGACCGCATCGTCAGCCGTGTTTCAGGCCGGGCATGTGGGGGCTTACATGAACATCGGCCACCGGCGGGAAGCAACCAGCACGGAGCTTGCAATCACATCGGTGTCCACGTCAGCGGCCGTTTTAGTTTCGGGGAAATGGTTCTTTAAGACCTATGGAATCTGGACGGCAACGGTGGATGTGGAGCGTTCCCTTGATGGCAGCACCAACTGGGAATCCGTCCGGGCCTATACAGGTCGGAAGGATCGCAATATCGACGTGGAGGGCGAAGAGGATGATGAGGCCTATTACCGGATAAACATCACGTCCTGGACTTCCCAAACGGCAACCAATGGCGAAAACTCCCGGGCGGTGTTCGAGTTGGAAGACCGGTTTATCTACGGAGTGGTGCAAGTGACGGCGTTTGGGTCTTCGACATCAGTGACTGCAACCGTGAAGCGTAACCTTTTCAGTGATGCGGCGACCCAATACTGGGCAGAGGGGGCATGGTCCGCGGTGCGGGGTTATCCGGCGGCGTGTGCCTTCTATGAAAACCGCATGTTTTTCGCGGGAACGACCTTTCAACCGCAAACGCTCTGGGCGTCGATTACTGACGATTACGAGAACTTTACGACCGGGACGGCCGATGATGACAGCCTGGCCTTCACTTTGTCTTCTACGGAGCGGCAGCAAGTGCTGTGGATGATTTCTCAGTCCCGGCTGGTGATTGGCACCACGTCAGGGGAATGGACGGCAATGGGCGGGGATCTGGACAACCCAATCACCCCGACCAAGATCAAGGTAAAACAACAGTCGAACTTTGGCAGTCAGCAAGGCCGGGCGCTGCTGGTGAATGACACGATCCTGTTTGTCCAGCGAAGCGGCCGCAAACTGCGCGAGGCGGTCTATGATGCGATTCGTGAAGGCTACCAATCGAATGACGTCACGATCCTGTCCGAGCATATCACGGCGGGCGGGATCACGTCGCCTTCCTACCAATCGGACCGGGATTCGATCTTCTGGGCGGTGGCCAATGGCAACTTGATCGGCATGACCTATGAAAAGGAGCAGAGCGTCATTGCCTGGCACCGGCACACCACGGCGGGCACGATTGAATCGGTGGAGACGGTTTACGGGGAGCTTGATGATGAGGTGTGGGTGTCGGTCCTGCGCACGATTGACGGGGTGCAAAAGCGTTACCTTGAACGGATGACCGGGTACTTCACGCCCTCGACTGACATTTTTGAGGATGTCATTGATGGGGCTTACACCTTTGCCGGTGCGGATGTGGCGAAGAACTTCCTGGATTCGTCCGTCGTTTACTACGGGGCGCCGACATTGGTCGTTGATGGACTCGATCACCTCGAAGGTGAGACGGTGGAGATCCTGGCCGATGGCGCGGTGCACGCGGACAAAGTGGTTACCGGCGGCGAGGTCACGCTGGATCATGAGGCCTCGATTGTGCATGTGGGGCTCGGCTATGACTCGATCATTCAACCGATGCGCCTCGATGTGGATGACTCGGCCGGCAACACACAGGGGGCAGTGAAGAACATCCGCGGCGTCACGCTTCGCCTGTTGGACACGCTCGGGCTGAAGGTGACCGACTTGAACGGGGAGACGTTCCGGGAAGTTGAGTTCCGGACAACGGATGACCTGATGGACGCGGCGCCGCCTCTGTTCACCGGGGACAAATATCAGGAGGTGGATGGGGATTATTCTGAGGATGCGACGATAAT